ATACTTATAGTTTTTACTGTGTCGAGACTATCATTCATATTCATGGTGTTTCTCCTGCAAACTCTTTTGCTCTTTGTAAACGTTCTATCTCATCATCAATACCGCCTGCTACTTTCGCGAGGTAGGGACTATCTTTTAAACGTATTTTAAGTTGATTGATTTCACCAGAGAGCATCTCTAATGTTCTATTTTGATTTGCGAGAATAGATGATATATTGCTGATTGACTCAACAACACTCTGTAAAGACTCAATGTCTTTGTCTGTTATATTGCTCATTATTTCTCCTTCTGACGAGTTATAAATTAATAAAATAAGAGCACTTTTACAAGGAAAAATGCTCTTTTTTCATCTTATGATTACCAAGACTGTGCCATATATATTTGTGATAACCTCTGTTTGAGATTGCACAAAACAATTGGTTAACAGCCATACCACCTACAATTTGTGCTGTGAATATTGTATGCTTCATAGTACAAGGTGCATCAGGTATGTTTGTGCTTGGTTGCCATTTACTTAAGTACACTTTAAAATCATTAGGTTTGACTGTTATAACTTCATATGCTAATGCATCCATACGTGCATCTACAAACACAGAGTTATCTTGTGCATCATGTTTAAATGATTCAAAAGCCATAAGTCTTGGCTCCATAGAGTCGACACATACAATAGTATGACCTGACAAAGATTGTCCATCATATGTATCATATGTAATAACTCTAGTATTTTTCTTATATGATTGTATACTTTTCTTTGCTACAAGATTCTTTTTCATATTTAAAGATGACTCTTTGAAGAATCCAGTAGATAAGTTATGTGGTTCAACTGTATCATTATCATATAATATTATCTCATTAAATCCCATTATTGCAAGGGACTGCACGATTGCGGAACCAATACCACCGCAACCAATCACAGTAACACTCTGTAACTGTGACTGGTCGATGATATCTTTGTTCCTTAGATACCTAGTATCCAATGTCTGTGACATCTAAGTACTTACCTTTCTTATCTGTTTGTACAGGTTCATCAAAATGTTCTTCAAAAAATGAGTCAAAGTTTTCATTCATAAGTGTAAACTTTGCTCTTGCTTGATGAACATTAATATCACCCAGAACAAACTTATCGGATATATCAAAAAGTTTATCCTGTTTTTTAGCATTGATACCACCTACTACATTGTTGTAATAAGAAGATGCGTGATTATAATAAGATGTTTTATTACCCCAGGTTATAATCTGCTGTGCAGGTTTAACTTTCTCTTGTTCTTTAAGATTATTTACAGCCTTAATAAACTCTTTATCAACTTTGATTTTAGGTTTATCAACTATAACATTATCAGATTCAATGATTATTCCGTGTTTATGTTGTGACAAATAACTAATTGCAAATGCATAGTGTTCTTTTGCGTGTGATACAACTAGACTACCAAAGAAACCATTAGCAGGTGCTAACTCTTCTAGTGTTTCATTATCAGTACCACTATGATAAGCACCCATATTATGATGGCTATGAATCAAACCTACACAACACTTAGAGAGTTGAGGATGTTTCTTCATCTCTTCTTGTATTATTTTAGTTTGGTCTTTACCATCAAACTCAGTACTTGTACCAGTACCTAAATCAATAGGTACAAAATGTACAAGTTTCCATTTATCAGGGATATTAGATTTCTCTGATTGACTTGTTGAGTACCACGCTGGACCCGACCACTCTGTTGATGGGAATGCTTGGTGCAAATAGTTTACCTTGTCTATCATCTGTTTCGTCAACAATAAACTCAGGTGTTTTGATTTTACTTTCATAATCTAATTCACTCCTTTTCTTAGATTCATTTATATGTTTAACTACTTCCATAAACAACTTTCTAATAGTCCAATTGAAAAAGTTTACAACTGATTTTATACATTCTTCAGGTTCTAAGTTAGATAGTAACCCTCTGAATTTATATTTTCTT